TGCCCTGGCCCAGTCCACCTTCAGCGCCGCCATGCGGTCGAGATAGCCGCTATCGGCCTCGCGCTCCCTGAGCTTGGCGCGCATGGCGCTGAAGGTGGACTGGGCCAGGGCAAGGGCCTCGCTTTGGGTCTCGGGACCGTCGCCCGCGGGGATCAGGGCATCGGCGTAGCCGTAAGTCACGATCTCCTCGCCGAAGTACCAGGATTCGGCATCCATGTCGGCGAGGACGGCCTGGCCATCGCGGGCGCTTTTGTCGGCATAGGCGCGGGCCAGCAGGGTGCGCAGGGAGCCGAGGATACCGGCGGCCTTTTCCATCACCCGATAATCACCCATGGCCAGGGACCAGGGGTTGTGGACCATGAAGAGGGCGTTGTCCTCCACCTCCAGGCGGTCGGTGAACATGGCGATGTAAGAGGCCATGCTGGCAGCCAGGCCGGTGATGACGCCGCGCACCTCGCCACCCTCGCGGCGGTACTGGCGCAAGGCGTTGGCAATGGCCACGCCCTCATGCACATCGCCACCGGGGGAATTGATGCGCAAGGTCAGCGGCCCGGTGGCGGTCGCCATGGCGGCGCGGACATCGGCGGCGGTCACGTCCCAGCCGATGATGCCGTCCAGGTCAAAGGTTGTCTGAGTCGTCATCGGTAGCGTCCTCGGCGGCGGTGGCGCGGTCATCCGGACCGTCGCGGTCGTCAGAATCGGTGAGGTCATCCAGGCTTTCGGGGTCGCGGCCGAGATCGGCGCCGGGGTCGGTGTCGAACAGCACGCCGGCGGCGGCGGTCTTGGCGCGCCACGCGGCCTCTTCGGCCAGGAGCACGTCGGGGTCATAGCCATGCTGGCGAATGGCTTGCGGCATGGACATCAGCCCGGCGCGCACGGCCTTGATCAGGGCCGGGACCTCGCGCGTGGTATCGACCATCACCCGGGCGGGCGCGGTCCACAGCGGGCGCTCCTGGCGGACGTTGAGCCCGACCAGGGCGGCGGCCTCGCGGAACCAGGCCACTAGCGGGTCGAGCAGGCGCGGGACCAGCAGTTGCCAGCGCCACACGTCGATGTTGCGCGCGAACTCGTTGAAGCCCATGCGGGCGCTGGAAAAGTTGACCTGGCTGAGGTCGCCCGTCAGGACCTCGTAAGGGATGCCGTAATCTGCCGCCGCCTCGCGCAGGCGGGTGGCGGTGAAATTGGCGTCATCCTCCGGGTCAGGGGGGTTGGCAAATTCCATTTCCCATCCTGGCGGCAAGTCTTCGATGGCGCTGGGGTGCAGCCGGTCATAGAGCTTGCTTCCATCCTCTCTGATGGCATCCATCTTTGGGTCTGGCGTGCGGCGAAAAGCCATAAAGCAGGCGGCGGCGCGCTGACGTTGCAGCTGCGCATCTACAAAGTCATCCAACATGCGCAGGCGAAGCACGGACGCCGTACCCCATGGCATACCGCGCACCTGCCCCGGGTAGTCAACGCGGAACAGGTGAATGAAATCTTTGGCGGCGTAAGGCTGGCTTGGACCAACCCAATGACCCAACAGGGTCTCCCCAGGATGATCGCCAAACAACCAAAGACGACTACGCCGACCAAGGGCGTCAAACTCAACGCCATGAATGACCCGGTTGCTGGACGGAGGCAAATTTTCCGTCTTGTCCAGATCAAGCCGATGCCCTTCTAGCATCTGCACCTGGAGCGGGATCTCCAGCCCATCGTCTGGTCGGCGCGGGCGCTTGCGCACCAAAACCTCGCCGCTCTCGACCGTGGTCTTCAGGGCCAGGGCGGTGAAGGCATAGCCATCCAGCAGGCCATCGGCGTCCATCTGGCTAGAGCCGAACCAGCGCTCCCATGCTTGCTGTACCGCCGGGTCTTCCCATTGGGCGCGGATGCCATCGCCCACGGTATTGACGACGATGGCTTGCACGGCGCGCTTGGCCCAGGGGTTGTCGCGACCCAGGGCGCGGGTGCGGTCGCGGGTCTTGGCCAGGCTGTCGCCGATCTCGGTATTGGGTCCGCTGGAGGCGGTGATCCAGTTTGACAGGCGCTTGGAGGCGACATCGGCCGCTTCATAACGGCCTTGCGGCGCGCTCAGGCGGGGAGTCGCGGGCAGGGCGCGCAAGGCGCCGTGCGGGGTGGCGCGCTTGGCTTTGTGTTTTGCCTTAGCCACGGGAGAAATCCACGTAGCGGCGCACCGGGCCGCCAGCGCCGGCCGCGGTTTGGACATCGCGCTTGGCCACCTCGATGGCCTTGAGCAGGTCCCCCAGGGACTGGTACTGCACGCGCCGGTCGCCAAGCTGCACGGACAGCTTGCCACTGGCGGCAGCGGTTTCGAGGGCGGAAAGTTGCTCGGAAGAAAAGGCCATCGGGCTCCGGGCTGATACAGGTATCTCAGCCTAGAGTGGCCCTAACGCGCGCGCAAAACTATATCAGTTTGCGCAAGTTGCGTGGTGTGGACGGGTTAAGGTAAAAATTTTTGGCTTAATGGCTTGACACAGTAGCGGTATGGTGTAGAATAACAATCAAGCAAGGCAACTAACCAAACCAACCAACCGGAGGCTTCCAATGAACTTCAACACCACCGCCCTGACCACCCTGGCCATCCGCATGGACCTGACCCCCAAGCAGGCCATCGCCCTGCCGGCCACCATCGCCAAGGTTGCAGAGATCGGCAAAATGTCCGAAGCCGCCGCCATCAACATGGCCATGTACAAGGACGAACTGCGCAACTACCTCAAAAGCGTGATCTGCCAGGTCGCCATCTAGCCCCACCAACCACGGCCACGGATGGCCAGCAATCGGAGAGAGAACATGATTTATATCGTCGAAATTCCCCATCAGCGCCCAGCATCATGCTGGAGCGCCATTGACGAAAAGGATGCGATGGACCGCATCAATCAGGACTTGGCTGGACGCCACATGGCAGAAGAGGCAAGCGATTACGATGAGGCGATTCGCCTAAATGGTGAAGACCTGTACGCCCAATACGTGCTGACCACACAGGAGGCGCTTGAGGCTCTGGCTAACCATGGTCAAGACTGGTCGCCTCACCAACGTGAGCGATCCGTATCTGCCTTGCGCCGTGCGATGCTTAATGCCGGCGATCTTGAGGATGATCAATCATGAGCGAGCTTTGTTTCCACGTCATGCACACCAAGCCCACCCGCAAACAGGCCAAGCGGATCGAGCGCATCGTCATTGACGAAGGCGGCTGGGCATTCAAGGTATTGAACGTCACCCAGGGCGACGAGCCCTGGTGCAACAATGGCCACTATCAGGGCTGGTGTACCGGCCCGAATCGCGGCGCGCCATGGGACCAGGAACTGGCTGCACGGGTCGCAGAGCGCATCGCCAAAGAAGTCCTCTACAATCTCAACGCAAGAGAGACTGGTGATGACATTGATTAGCCACGGCGCCGCCCTCTCCGCCCTGCGCCAGACTCGCAGGTTTGTCTGCGCCTGGTGCGGACGGGCCTTCACGGCCAAAGACCCCCGGGCAAAATTCTGTAGTAACGCCTGCCGCCAGGCGGATAAGTACTACAGGAGCAAGGCGGCAAAGGAGTCAATAACCAAACCAGCCAATCAAAGAACTGAGGAGCAATCGTCATGAGCACCCGTCAAGCCCGCATCAACCGCTACGTTGACGCCAACGGCAAGCATCCCGGTTGGGCCTTGCTGACCGCGGCCGTCTTTGGCCCGCTGGGCTACTGCTATGTCCGCCCCGGCGTCGGCGCAATTCTGACCCTGATCAGCGGCGGCATCGCCTGGCTGACCTTCGTCTCGTTGTGGTCGCCCATTCCGCTGCCACCCATCTTTGCCCTGGGCATCATCGGCGCGATCTGGCTGTCGTGCGCCTGGATGGCGCCGTTTGATGCCAATCAGGTCAACGAGGCCCTGCGCGCTCAGGCGGAACTGTTGGCGCCGTTTGATCCTCGGGAAGATTAAGTCTCGGCGTGGCCACGGACGGCCATCCCCTCACAACCACTCCGACCGCCGCCGCCTCACCGTCGCCGGATGCACCGTCGCCCGCCGGGCGATCTCCCTTACCGGCTCCCCCGCCTCCAGCCCATCCCGGATCACCGCCTCGCGGGCCTCCCTATCCACGGCGCGGATATAGACCGCGCCACCACCCCAGCGACGGCGGACCTGGCCGATCAGCCGCGCGCACAGCTCGGCGTCTAGGCCGGCGCGGACCAGCAGGGCTAGGCAGTCGGAAAGCGGGTCCGGGCGCTCCAGGTCGGGCATGCTAGAGCCAGTCTGAGGCGCGGCGCTTGATGCTGGCGGTCGGCGACAGCGTTTTCAAATCACGCCGCTGTTCAGCACTGATCACCTCACTGTTGCGCCCCATCTCCGCCGCCCACACCGGCGGACGCTCCCAGTGGATGCGCTCGGCGCCGAGGTGATGCCAGATGGCATCGCAGTAGATCAGCAGGTCCCAGGTCTCATTGCGTCGACCGCGGGCGGGGGCCCAATGGCCCTTGGCGTCGCGGGCCTCGGTTTGCAGCTCAGCGAGGTGCGCCTTACTCAGCCAGGTCGGCAGGTGGACATAGCCCGGGCCGGGGGTGTCGCGGCTCAGGTCGTCATGGGCGGCGTCCTTGGCGCGGTCGCTGTTGATCATCAGCACCGGCACGTCGCCCCTTGATCCGGCATGACGGTCGGAACGGACGCGGGAGTCGGGCCGGGTGAGGCGGGCCAGATCGTGGCCGCGGGTGGTTTCGCCCTTGACCAGGACGACACGATGGCTCAGGCGCCGGGCAGCCAAACTGCGCCACCAGTCGTAGGCGCGGCGGGTGGAGTCGGCCTGCTGGGCGCGGTCGTGCCAGCCGCCGGAGTCGACGGCGACGCGGTAGATGCGCAGCTCCTTGCCGCTCTCCAGGCGGTAGGTGCCAAGCACCACGCGGTCGATGAGCACCTCCCAGTGTTCCAGGATCGCCGCCGGTCGCAGCCGCTCGCCGTCCGCGGTCTCGGTCAGGGCGTAGCGGTCCAGCAACCAGCGCTCACGATGCGCGCCATAGGCCCAGACGGCAACCTCGAAGCGGTTGGCCTGCACGTCCACCGCCGCCAGCAGGACGCGGGCCCCGGCCGGGACCTGGAAGCGCTCGGCAAACTCACGGCGGTTGTCGAGGGCCCCCACGCCCTGGGTGCTGTCGAGGCGCGCCGGGCGGTAGGGCAGGCCCTGGTCGACGTTGGTGGTGGTGCGCAGGCCGGTCTCGTCGCCGGACAGGTCGCATTCGCGCTTGGCCACCAGGTAGTTTTGGACGATGGACTCCCAGCGCTGGAAGGCGGCGGCGCAGCCCAGCAGCCAGAAGGAGGCGATGTGCGCCTGGCGCGGTTGGCCCTGTTGCCAGCCCTCGGCCCGCCAGGAACCGGCGGCGTTGAGGCGGCCCTTGTCCTTGGGCCAGTAGACCTGGCCGCAGTGCGGGCAGGCGACATGGGCGCTGGCGGCCGCCTCCTGCGGATTGTCACTGGGATCAAACAGCGGCAGGGCCGGGGCCTCGAAGGGCTCGCCGCAGCCATCGAGGCAGGGCCAGTACCAGCGGCGGCGGTCGCCGCGGTTGTAGAGCGGCAGGATGCCGCCGGCAACGGGCGGGGCCTCGTGCGGCCCGTCAGGCACCCACTGGTCGGTCTTGATCTCGCGCTTGGGGGAGGACTCGACCAGGGCCATGCCGGCGCTCATGGCAACCTGGATGCGCTTCTTGGCCAGGTCGAAGGCGCTGCCCTCGCCGCCGATGTCGTCGGGGAAGGAGTCGTAGTCGGAGAGGGCCACGTAGCGCAGGTCACGTTGCGCCAACTGGCTGGAGGAGGGCCAGCCGAGGTTGAGGATCATGCCATGGCGGTAGGTGACCATTTCGATCGTGGTGTCATGGGCGCGCGGCGAGAGCCGGGCGCGCATCGCCGGGCTGGCGCGGTGCAGGCGCTCCAGGCGGCGCTTGCGGTAGTCATAAGCCAGGGTCTGGGTGGCGAAGTACAGGCCCATGTCGCCCGGGTCGGCGATCACGGCGTGGGCCACCCATGCGTCCAGGCAGGCCTGCGTCTTGCCGGTGCGGGCGGGCGAGACGAACACTACGGCCTCGTGGCGGCGGCTCTTGAGGGTGTCCATCGGCTCGACCATGTAGGGCGTGAGGGTCGGGTCCCAGGGGCCGGCATAGCCGCCTGGGGTCTCGATGCGCACCGTCTCGCGGGCGCACTCGGAGACGGCGATGCGGCGCGGCGGGCGGATCAGCTCGGCCACGTCGCGGGTGATGAGCGCCGGCGTGGCGTAGGCGGCGGTGACGGCCATCAGGCATCCCCCGCCAGTTGGCGGTGCAGCCCTTCCCGCACGCGATCAATCACCGCCTGCGCCCGCTCCACCGCCGCGCCCTCGATGCCGGCGTCGCGCTCCAGCACGTCGGGCAAAGATTCCAGCGTCACGGCCACGGTCTTGAGCGCCCCGGACAGGGCGCGCTCATAGTCGGCGGCCGGGATCAGCTCGCCCACCTCCTGGAGGTGGCGGGTGCGCTCGCGCGTGCCGCGATACCAGTCGAGGCGGTTCTTGGGGTCCAGCTTGTCCGGGTCCTCCTCGGTGTCCTGGGCGCTCTTGCCGTAGTACCACTGCGCCACGTCGCGCAGGTCCAGCACCCAGCCCTTGCCGGGGCCGCCCTTCTGCACATAGGGCGCCCCGCGGCGCAGCCAGGCATCGACCGTGGCCACGCTCACGCCAAACCACTCGGCCAGCTCGGCCTTGTTGGCTTGGCGGCGTTCGGCGATGGTGGCTTTGCTAACTGCTTGAAGCACCTAAAACAACCTATGGTTGCAGAAAAACAACAGAGCACCGAAGTTTTGAAACCGCCCGGTAGCCGGACGGCCCGGAAGGACCCAGATCAATGACTTACGTCGCATGGCCCCTAAACCCTGGCACGACGGCCATACAGCGCCAGCGCCAGCTCCAACTCGGTGCGGATGTAGTCCGGAACCCGCCGGTTGGCCCAGTCTTCCGCCACCTCGTTCCAGCGCAGGGTGATGTTGCGATCCGAGTCAATGATCTTGTAGGCGATGAGGCTCAGGCTGCCCGGTTCGCCCTTGCGTCGTGGCAGGCGCGCCCAGCGGCCCCACTTGTCGAAAGCCTGACCGGCGTAGCGCCCGCGCCGGGCCACGCCCTTGACGCGACCGATGAACTCGCCATCGGCGCGCAGCTTGCCGCGGATGGCGTCAATACCGCCCTTCTTGCCGATCAGGTTGCCGTAGGCGTTGACCCGCCCCGCGGGGCCGGGAGCCAGGCCGGTGAAGTCTTTTCCCTGCGTCGGGCCCTGGAGGTACTTGGCCTGGATGTCCTTGACGAAGATCACGGTATCCAGCTTCCCGGTCTGTCCGGTGGCCTTCCATTGGCCGTGGGCGTTGAGGGTGAACGGCACCGGGCCGCCCTTAATGCTGCCCTGCATCTCCAGGCGCTCGCGCTCGATCAGGCTCTCGCCGCCTTGTTCAGGCCGCGGGCAAATGGCCTTGGGCAGTTCGCGGCCCAGGCTTTCAAAGCCGCGGATCATGTCGTCCAGGCCCTGCACTTGTACCGTCAGCATGGCGCTACCTCGCTGGGTGGTTCGGTTATCGGATTGTCGCCTGCTTCCCCCCGCGCCACGGCACATAGCCCGTCACGGTATTCCCAGCCATACCGCCAGCTACACGCCACGGGGCCGCACAGCGGCCCGTGACGGCGTTGGTAGAGCGGGCAACCTTCCGCTACCGGGCAGGCATGGTCGAAGCAACGGCGGCCCGCCTGGCGGGTCTGCGGCCTAT